TTAGCCGCCGCAGTGCCCCCACCTGACCTGCTTCGCAGGTCGTCCGCCCCCGGCGGGGGCGGAAGGAGACCCTTCTTCCCCCTCCGGGGGAGGAGGATGCGCAGCATCCGGAGGGGGCAAGTGAGTGATGTGCTCTCGTATCGTCGCCAGCGTGGCGTCCACCGACGTCATGACCTCATGCGCGGGTATCCGCAGTGTGCGGACGCCCTGCGCGAGGAGCCATTGATCTCGCGCCAGGTCTCGCCTTGGCCTCGAGCCCACCCAGTGCGCGTAGCTGTCCACCTCGACGGCCAAGCGCAACGCGGCACAGTAGAAGTCGAGCACATAGGGCCCGATCGGATGCTGGCGGCGGAACTTGTGGCCGTCCAGTCCGCCGCGTCTGAGCGCATGCCACAGGTTCATTTCGGGCTTTGACATTTCCTTCCTGAGGCGGCGCGCATTGGCCACCGTCGCCTTGGGCGCTGACATCGCGAACTCCCTGACTGGCCCCCTCCGGGCCTACGGCCCTCCTCCCCCTGAGGGGGAAGAAGGAAGTCTGCTCAATCCTACATTGTTCTCCATTTGTTCTCAACTCCACCTCCCCGGAGCGCACCGCCATGCTTTTCTCCAAACCGCGCCCGCCTGAGCGCAAGGACTCCCGCGCCGCGCGGCTGATCGCGCTGACCACCGGCGGGCGGCCGCAGTGGACGCCGCGCGACTATGGCGCGCTGGCCGCCGAGGGGTTCGCCAAGAACCCGGTGGCCTATCGCTGCGTGCGGATGATCGCCGAGGCCGCCGCCGCGACGCCGCTGGCGGTGTTTGTCGACGGCCGCCGCGCCGACGATCACCCGCTCAAGCGCCTGCTCGACCGGCCCAATCCTGAGCAGGGCGGACCAGACCTCATGGAGGCGTTCTTCGGAAGCCTGCAGGTGGCCGGCAACGCCTATCTGGAGGCGGCCGGGGAGGGCGCGCCTGCTGAACTCTACGCCCTGCGCCCCGACCGGATGACGCTGGTTCCCGGGCCGCGCGGCTGGCCGCTGGCCTATGACTACCAGGCCGCCGGGCGCACGGTGCGGATCGGGCGCGACGGCGACGGCTGGCTGCCGGTGCTGCACCTGAAGCTGTTCAACCCGACCAACGACCACTACGGCCTTTCGCCCCTGGAGGCGGCGGCGTTCGCGATCGACGTCCACAACGCTTCCAGCGCCTGGAACAAGGCCCTGTTGGACAATTCGGCAAGGCCCTCCGGCGCGCTCGTTTATTCGTCCAAGGACGCCGGCGACCGCCTGACCGACGAGCAGTTCGACCGGCTGAAGACCGAGCTGGCCAGCGCCCATTCCGGCCAGGCCAATGCGGGCCGGCCGCTGCTGCTGGAAGGCGGGCTCGACTGGCGGGCCATGTCGCTCTCGCCGGCCGAGATGGACTTCACCGAGGGCAAGCACGCCGCCGCCCGCGAGATCGCCCTGGCCTTCGGGGTTCCGCCGCAGCTGCTGGGCATCCCCGGCGACAACACCTACGCCAACTATCGCGAGGCCAACGCCGCCTTCTGGCGCGGGACGGTGGTTCCGCTGGCCCAGCGGGCGGCGCGGGCGCTCACCGGCTGGCTGGGCGCGAAGTTCCCCGGCGCGACCATCGTCCCCGACCTCGACGCCGTCCCCGCCCTGTCGGCCGAGCGCGACGCCCTGTGGAGCCGCCTGCAGGCGGCGAGCTTCCTCACCGACGCCGAGCGGCGGCGGCTGGCGGGGCTGGAGCATTAATCGGCCGGCGCTGTTGGCCCCCATCTGACCGCTTCGCGGTCGACCGCCCCCGCAGGGGGCGGAAGGAGCCTCCTTCTTCCCCCTTCCGGGGGAGGAGCGCGTCAGCGCGGAGGGGGCCTTGATCGAGAGAACCCCATGACCCAACCCACCCGCTGGCGGCTGGACCGTCAGGTGTCGGCCGCCGTGCTGGTCACCGTGTTCCTGCAGGCGGCCGCCGCGCTGCTCTGGGCCGGCAAGGCCGCAGCGCGGATCGACGAGATGCAGCGCCGGCTCGAGGCCCAGGCCCCGGTCGCCGAGCGCCTGGCCCGCCTGGAGGCCCAGGCCGAGGCCGCCCGTCAGAGCCTGGTCCGCATCGAGGCCCGTCTGGAGCGCGGCCATGAACGATGACCTGAAGATCGAGGGCTATGCGTCCCTGTTCTGGACTCGCGACCTCAATGACGACGTCACCGCCGCCGGGGCTTTCGCCGAGAGTCTGGCGGCCGGAAGCCCCGTCAAGATGCTGCACCAGCACGACGAGGCCGAACCGATTGGCGTCTGGGACGCGGTGGTCGAGGACGCCAAAGGGCTGTTCGTGCGCGGACGCATCCTGCGCACGACGCCGCGCGGAGCCCTGGTCGCCGCCCTGGTCGAGGCCGGGGCGCTGGACGGCCTCTCCATCGGCTTTCGCCAGGTCAAGGCGCGGACGCAGGGTCGCCTGCGCGTGCTCAGTCGCGTGGAGCTCTGGGAAGTGTCGATCGTGACCTTTCCGATGCTGCCCGGCGCGCGGCTGAGGGTCCGCTGAAACTCCCTTCCCCCTTGATGGGGGAAGGGCGGGGATGGGGGTGATGCGGTCGGTCCGCAGCTCCTGTCCCGCCATTCGGGGCGCGGCCGTCGCCGCGTCACCCCACCCCTACCCCTCCCCATCGAGGGGAGGGGGCTTTTCCGGAGAACCCCATGAAGGAAACCAAACACGCGGCCTCGCCCGAGGCCCGCGCGGCGCTGGCTGATGTCTTGACCGCGTTCGAGAGCTTCAAGGCCGCCAATGACGCGCGCCTGGCGGCCATCGAGACCAAGCGGGCCGACGTCATCCTGGAAGAGAAGGTCGGCCGCATCGATGAGGCCGTCTCCCGCGCCCAGGAGCGTCTCGACCGCATCATGGCCGACCTGCGGCGGCCCGCCCTGGCCGGTGAGGCGCCGGTGGCCAGCGTCGACGAGCGCAAGGCCGCCTTCGACCGCTATGTGAAGACCGGCGAGACGCCCGCCGCCCTGCTCGAGGCCAAGGGCCTGTCTGAAGGTACGGCCACCGCCGGCGGCTATGTCGCCCCGCCGGAGCTGGAGCGGCTGATTCTGCGTCGCCTGGCGGCCACCAGCCCGATGCGCGAGATCTGCCAGGTCCGCACCATCGGCGCTGGGACCTTCCGCAAGCCGGTCTCGCCCACGGGCCTGGCCGCTGCCTGGGTGGCCGAGACCGCCGCGCGGCCCGAGACGACCGCCCCGACCCTGGACGTCATCGACTTCCCGGCTGGCGAACTCTACGCCAGCCCGGCCGCCACCCAGGCCCTGCTGGACGACGCCTATGTCAGCATCGACGAGTGGCTGGCCGAGGAGGTGCAAGACGCCTTCGCCGCCCAGGAGACCTCGGCCTTCATCAGCGGCGACGGGGTCAACAAGCCCAAGGGCCTCTTGGCCTACACGGCTGCGCCGGACGCCTCGTACAGCTGGGGCCAGCTTGGCTACCTGGCTACCGGCGTGGCGGGGGGATGGCCGGCGTCGAACCCGACCGACAAGCTGATCGACCTGATCTATGCGGCCAAGGCCCAGCACCGCCAGAACGGCCGCTTCGTGATGAACCGCCGCACAGTCAGCGCCGTGCGCAAGTTCAAGGACGCGCAAGGCAACTATATCTGGAACGCGGCCCTGCAGCCGGGACAGTCGGCCAGCCTGCTCGGCTTCCCGGTCACCGAGATCGAGGCCATGCCCGACGTGGCGGCCAACGCCATGGCCGTGGCGTTCGGCGACTTCGAGAAGGGCTATCTGATCGTCGACCGCGCGGGCGTGCGCGTGCTGCGCGACCCGTACTCGGCCAAGCCGCACGTGCTGTTCTACACCACCAAGCGCGTGGGCGGCGGCGTCCAGAACTTCGACGCGGTGAAGCTGCTGAAGTTCGCGGCGAGCTAAACGTCTGATCCGGTCACTTGCCCCCACCTGACCTCGCGCCGCGAGGTCGTCCGCCCCCGGAGGGGGCGGAAGGCGCGCCATCCTTCTTCCCCCTCAGGGGGAGGAGCGCGTCAGCGCGGAGGGGGCAAGTGACCTCGTTCCCGAAAGCATCCCCATGCCCCAAGCCCTCACCCTGGCCGAGGCCAGGGCGTTTCTGCGCGTGTCCGACCCTTCGGAAGACGCGCTGCTGACCCTGCTGATCGACGCCGCCGAGGCGCGGGTGGCCAGCGCCGCCGGCGTCGTCCTGAGCGCCCAAAGCCCCGCGCCGCTGCGCCTGTCGGTGCTGATCCTGGCCGCCCACGCCTACGAGCATCGTGAGTCCGGCGAACCGGCCCTGACGCTCGTCGAGCCGTGGCTGGCCCCCTACCGAAAGGCCCGGCTGTGACCGACAAGCCCCTGATCGACGCCCTGGTCGCGACGCTCAAAGCCGCGCCCGCCGTCACCGCCATCGCCGGCCAGCGGATCTATGGCGTCAGTCCCCGCCTGCCGAACTTTCCCTGCATCGTCGTCACCCGCGCCGAAGGCCGGCCGGTTGGCGGCGTCGAGGGGGAGGGGATCGAGCACCTGCTGACCCTGACCTGCGCCAGCCGCTTCGGCGGACCCGAGGAGGCCCGCGCCCTGGTGGCGGCCGTCCGCGCGGCCTTGCACGACGCCCGGCCCGCCCTGGTCGGCCGGCGCCTCGTAAACCTGCGCGTGCCCTATGCCGACGTCTTCGCCGGCGCGGATCGCGAAACCACCCTCGGGATCGTCCGCGTGCGGGCCGTGACCGAGGCCCTCTAGAACCCGGAGACACATCATGGCCGCTCAAGCCGGCAAGGACATGCTGCTGAAGATCAGCGACGGGGCCGCCGCTCCGACCTTTCACACCGTGGCGGGCCTGCGCGCCCGCACCATCAGCCTCAACGCCAAGACCCTGGATGTCACGGACAGCGACAGCGCCGGCCGCTGGCGCGAGCTGCTGGCCGGGGCCGGGGTGCGTTCGGTGGCCGTGTCGGGCTCCGGCGTGTTCCGCGACGCGGCCTCCGACGCCGAGGTCCGGACCAGCTTCTTCGAGCAGTCGGCCCGCGCCTGGCGGCTGATTATCCCGGATTTCGGCCAGCTCGAGGGGCCGTTCATCGTCGCGGCCCTGGAATACGCCGGCGAACACGACGGCGAGGCCGCCTTCGCGCTCAGCCTGGCCAGCGCCGGGGCGGTGAGCTTTACGGCGTTTTAGTCCCATTCGGGCCCCCACCTGGCGCTTCGCGGCCGTCCGCCCCCGGAGGGGGCAGAAGGCGCGCGCATCTCCTTCTTCCCCCTCCGGGGGAGGAGCGCGAAGCGCGGAGGGGGCAAGTGAGAAGGAACCCCTCAGAATGCTCACCCCCAACCCCGCGCGCGGCGAGGTCGTCGTGATCCTGGCCGGTGCGCCGCGACGGCTGTGCCTGACGCTCGGCGCCCTGGCCCGGATCGAGGCGGCGCTGAATCTCTCCGACTGGTCCCAGCTGCCCGACCGTATCGCCACGCTCAGCGCCGGCGAGCTCTCCGCCATCCTGGCCGCGCTGCTGGAGGGCGGCGGCGAGGCGCCGGAGATCGCCGCCCGCGCCACCGTGCCCGAGGCCGCCAGCGCCCTGGCCGCCGCCTTGGCCGCCTGCGCATGAGCTGGGCCGCGCCGCTGCGCCTGGCGCTGTCGCTGGGCCTGCCGCCCGAGGCCTTCTGGCGGCTGTCGCTGAAAGAGTGGCGGGCGCTCACCGAGGCGCCGGCCGCGCCGTCCCTGAACCGTGCGGGCCTGCAAGACCTGATCGCCCGCTATCCCGACGAGGAGGCCTTGTGATGAGTTTGGAGCCAGAGGGCCTATCGGCCGTCCCCGCTCGCGCCGCCGAGGCGGCCGCTGCGCTGGAGAGCCTGAAAGCGCCCGCCGAGCGCGCCGCGCGCTCGATCGACGAGGCCTTCGCCCGCGCTGGCGCATCTCTGGTCCGCTCCTTGGCCCGCGCGGCCTCGGACGGGGAGGTGTCGCTGTCGGAACTGGCGCGCGCGGTGCTGGGCGCGGCCGGAGCGGCGTTGAAGGGCGGGGGTCTCGGCGAGACCCTGACCAAGGTCTTCGCAGGCGCCCGTGCCGACGGCGGGCCGGTGCTGCCGGGCGGGGCCTACCTAGTCGGGGAGCGGGGACCGGAGCTGTTTCGACCCTCTGGCGCGGGATCGATCGAGCCGGTGGGCGGCGGCCCCGTCTCGGTGACGGTCAATGTCCAGGGCGGCGAGGCGTCGGGCCTGATCCGCTCCGACGCCCAGATCGCCCAGGCCCTGGCGCGGGCGGTAAGTCTGGGGGCGAGGGGGCTTTGA